GTTCCGCCTATGCCGAACTCCCCTGAACGCAAGCGGTTACGCCATGTGTAATAGTCCGAGGCGTTTTGTATCCCCGCATTGGCAAATGCTCTGGCTAACGCCGCATCCTGTTGCTGTATCCCCGTAGCATAGTCCTGTGAGGCAGAGCCAAAGGACAGAGCGGTTGGGCTTAACAGAGAGCGAGGCCTGCTGGTCACGCTGGGAGGGGTCCAGCTCCATCCTGATCCTGTGGCTGGACGCAGGCTTGCGGCAGGTGTGTACTCATAAAAGCCCGGCATGCCGGGAATCGCGGTACGCACTGGGCTTTCCCTGAACGCTACGTCTAACGCAGGCTCGCCCCTTTGATAAATGTCCCTGCCCGCGTTGCGTCTTACAAAATCCTTCGGATTATATACAGGCGGAAGATTGTACGGCTCAAATGGGACCTCAGGCTCAGGTTCTGGTTCAGGTACGGGCTCAGGCTCAGGTAAGTTAAACAGGATAGATGGATCGATTCCTGCATTGATGATGTCTTGGAAGGTATAACCTCCTCCTGTAGCCTCACGCCGCATCAAGGCAAGTTCTTCGTCAGTAATAACACCGTCTTCCTGAATTCTTCCTAAGAATCCTCTGGCTTGTCGCTGAAGCGACGCTACTCCGTCCTCTCCCGCAGCACTGCGTCTTGCAGCCTCAGCACGCAATGCAGGGTTTGACATGTAGGCAGATTCGATCTTATTGGGGGTCGCAAAGGTAGTGATTGTCGGGTCTTCGGTCATAGTGAATATTCTATCCACAACGTCCTGACCAATACCGGCATTAATCAAATCTGTAGTGCTGATGCCGTTTTCAATCATTATGTTATAGGCTTCAGCTCCGGTAGGAAGATTTCCCTGAGCAATGTACTTGTCTGCTACATTACGGAGATTGGCGTAATAGTCCTGAACCCCTTGTTCGCCGCCACTCTCCATGGCTCGACGATAAGCAGCGGAAACAGGGCCACCTGCGGCCATTTTAATTGGAAGTGACGCGAGCATTTCGCGCGCTGAAGTACCGGGCATAAGGGCGTCCCCTTAAATGGTTAGTATTTCGCCCATTCTATCCTAATAATATTCTGGGACAAGCCCTTCTGTCACGGGGTCATCGTCATCTTCATCGTCGTACAGGGAAATGAAGTTGCCTGATCTGAATCGCATCAGGGCTTGAGTGGTGCTATCCACCATGTCGTCATTATCGCCATTAGGGAAAGCAGCACATTCTTCAATGAGCTCATCTGCCCATTGCGTCTCTGGAGCCCAGACCATACCTGATTCGAGGATCGGGGCTACTGAGTTGGCTCTCGAGATTTTATCTTGCCCTGCTCGACGACCGCCGGGCGAGTACATAGTGACAGGAATGCCTGTGCGCCTGAGTTCTTGCTGAAGCGTGATCCCTGTTGCTTTGGCCTCGATCAGGACATTATCGGGCTGCCAGTAGTCATACTGCTCTTTGGCAATACGTTTTAGCTCTGGGAAATCCCAACGGCCTTTCCTGACATCAACTAGAAGCAGAGACGGCCCCGCATCTTCGTTAGGATGAAATACACCCCACGTAGTGACTACCGAGAAATCCGCCGTCTCTTTCTTAGAGTACGCTGTGTCGTAGGATTGGATGATATATTCCAGCCTCGGGGTGTAATCTTTTTCCCAAATCTGCCACCACTCCCTCTTGAGTATCGCACCCTCGTCAGCGGTTGGGCGCTGCTGGTACATCGCGTTCCATTTCTGGACCGACATCGATGCTTTTACAGACTTGAGCTCATCGAGCTTCCAGAAGGAGGGCCAGAGAGGTTTCTCGTCCTCTTCGCTTTCGTTCAGGATGGCAGGGAACTCAATGACTTCCCATTTATCTGCGTCGTCCTCCTGCATCTGCTTGATTAGCCTTGCGGTCAGGTCTTTCGTGCCCCAGCGGGTCATCACGACGACAATAGCGCCGCCGGGCTGTAAACGGGTTCGGGGTCCAGAGGTGTACCATTCCCACGCATTATCCAGCGCAAGCTGAGACTGGGCGTCTTGTTCCGAGTGCGGATCGTCGATGATCAGCATATCCGCGCCGCGACCTGTCATCGCACCGCCTACACCTACCGCGAAGTATTCTCCGCCAGAGTTGGTGTCCCAGCGTCCAGCCGCCTTACTGTCAGCCTTGAGCTCTACCATGGGAAAGACCTCCTTGTACTTGTCGAGGTCCATCAGGTTACGGACTTTACGGCCAAACCGGACAGCGAGCTCCCCCGTGTGAGTCGCCTGAATGATCTTAGTAGCAGGGCGCTTACCCATAAGATAGGCAGGCAGCAGATAACTGGCGAACTCAGACTTTGTGTGTCGAGGAGGCATGTTTACGATTAATCGCTTGTGCTCTCCGCTGGCTATGCGGTCAAAAGCAGAGGCCATCTTTTCGTGATGGGTGCTTAGGATTGCTTCAGGCCAGACGTAATTACAGAAACCTATGAAACTTCCACGCCCGTGCTCTTGGGCCTCCAATAAAGCCAGTCGGAGTTCTAGTTTTAGGCGCTCTGCTTCAACTTCGGCGGGGATTGCTGCTGAATTCATACAGTCTCTTTTTCGTTTCAAATTGCTAAAAATTTTTTAGGCTTTTGATTTTCCAGAATAAGGGGGCGGGTTTGCAAGTGATGTTTCACGTGAAACAGACCCATTTTCGTTTCGGCCAAGATTATTTGTGTGAAATCGGGCTATAGCCCCCTTGCACCTTGCGCGGCGCGCGAATCCGGGTTCGCGGTGTACGAACGGCGTCACACGGACCAAATTGGCCAAAAGGGACCCGTTACTTCCGGTAATTACAATTACCGGAATTAGTGATTGTAATAAAATCAATGACTTAGCTATTTTCGGACTGTGATCCTTTGAACTCGAACCATTTTGCGCGGGGAATTCCCTCAGGGGAGGGCGGGAAGACCCCAGAAACACGGCCCACGGGCCCGCGAGGGCCCTTTCCTAGAATAACAGACTGTTGGCCTGCTCCACCTACGGGATTATATTACCTTGCCTTAGAAGAGCTCTGAGGGCGTTACGAGCTAATGAGTGCTTAGGATATGGTGCATATGCTTCCAGTCCACCGCATCAAGCGCCCAGCTTTCCACTGGCAGCAGGTCCGTCCCCTGTTCAAACAGGTCCTGCGCTTGCTTCCCGTGGTACAGCATCAGCCTGATCTCGCTCCGCTTCGTGGTCCCCTTCGGATGATGCTGGACCAGTATCCACACCGGCATGCCTATCATCCCGTGCTTCAGGTTGAACGATATCTGATGAGGGCTCAGTCTCACTTTCTTGCCCCGCTCCACCACCTTCAGCTCGATCATCACGAACCTCGCCTTGATCAGAGCCACTAGGCAATCCGGCATCCCCACTCCGACCCGATTCTCCAGTCGAGTTATCACTGAGCTCGGCAGATTGTCTTTTAGCCTCTTGTGCAGCGCGCTTTCTGGCTTTCTCGCCATCACGGATTTCCTCTATCAGGTCGATACCTTCTGCCTGTTCAACGTCCTCAGGCGTCACGTCAATGATCTTGCTGGGGGGAGGGCCGCCGTATAGGGCTTTGATCTCTTCCAGCTTACGACGCACCTCATCGGCGCTCATGCTATCAATGGTCCCGTGCCTGATCTCTTTCCTGTCAATGTAGATCGTTCCCAGTGCCTGCCCACGGCGGTACTCAGCGGTGACAGCGGCACCGAAGTTCCCAGCCTCGAGGGCCTGATCTCGAATGATCTGTAGATCGCGCAGGTGGCGCTCAATGTTGGTCCCATACTTCTCCGCCATCTGCTGGCGGTATTTCTGGATCGCGGCCACGACATGAGGGTATTTCTTCGGGTTGGTCAAATTGGTGGCAGTGTCGCTGGCGCTTTTTTCAGCATATCCAGCATTAATCGCCGCCTGTTTCATAGTTATCTTTCCCTCGCCGTCGATTAGTTCATAAATAAACTTCCACTGTTGAGGTGACACTATCTTTTTCTGTTCTTCCAGAGGAGCCACAGGCTGTTGCAGGCGCTCGTTCAGTCGCATCTTTTCATTTGGCTTGACGCCAGTGTCTTTCAGTATTTTAGACAGCGTTTTTTTGGACATCAGGCAATCCTCCGGCAGACCCAGTACGGTGTCCCGTCTGACGCGGGGCGGACCGTGAACTTCCGAGGCGGGTATCGGTAGCCGTATTTTCTCGCCGCCGATCCCACCAGCTGGGCGTCATCTCCTGTCTCGATCAGGAAATAGTCTCCAACAATCATCGCCTTAAAAGGGTATTTGAGCGTTCCAGAGCTCAGTCTTCGCATGGTGTGCTTTCGAGGGGTTATCCCTTCAGTTGAGCAGGGCTCGTCGTATAAGCGTGGCACAGGACCTCCAGAGTCGTTATTTCGCCAAAGTATAACAGTCTTTTCTGAAAAATTTAAAAACAGTAGTAAAAAATGGTCCGCGCGCGAACCCCGTCAAATTCAAAAAACCATTGCGCCATTGCGTCTAGTGAAACGTCAACGCAATGTCAGTGTTATAACATTTCCTTAATAAAAACAGTCACCTTGCGTCTATTGCGTCTGTAACAGTCTTTTTAGCAAAAAAAAGTTAACACACGTTTTTTTTCAGAAAAGACTGTTATACATAGCGTTCTAAGGCAAGTAACGCAATGTAACGCAATGTAGAGCAAGGTAGTGACCCGTGGTCCTTGGTTACTGGCCCGTGGTCCACGGAGCTCGAGAGGAGCTCAGATAGGCATTGAGGTGGGCCCGCCAGAGATTGCCTATAAACCCACCGAAAAAAGAAAATACCTGACGGGCCCGTGGTCCGAGGACCGGCTTTAATCCTAGCATAAAAAAGACCCGCCGGAGCGGGTCTTTTGTTTCGTGGTCCTTGTCAGAAGCAATCAAAGTCCCTCTCGTAAATGTAAGGGTCTCGATAGGCCTCAGCCTCCTCACGACGCTCGCGATGATACCGCACTACCGGAGCCAGCTTACGTATCGCCCCCAGCTTTGTTTTCGCGCCAGCGATGGCCTCAGCGATCTCTCCGTCGGTATAGGCCTCGACTACAACGTCCCAGCCTTTCTCGTAATTCGCCTCAGCGTGAGCTCGAACTTCCTTGATTAAATCGATCATCTTTCTGTCTCCTTTCTAGTGGTTTCTGATTAGTCGTACTCGTAAAGCAGGCCGACACCGAACTCGCCATCGTCGTCGTTCCGGCGTATCTCGCCGATCACTTCCTTTTCATCGTTAACGAAAGTGGCCACTACCGGATTCTCTTCCTCTTCAAAAGGCTTGATCTCGTAAAGGCCGTTCCAGTCGCCTTTCTTGTTGATTCGGATAATGTGGGCCGCGTCAGCCACCACCTTGATCCAAGCTGGGACAGTCTTGACATCGCCCCAAGCGTCCTTCACATCAGCAACACCGAGTGCGTATCCCGCTGGCCCGTTGAAATCGCCTTCCAGCTCAGGGTATCGCTTGATTTCCCAGTTAATGATCTTGCCCATCTTTCTGTCTCCTTTCTGATTGTCTCTCCAACGATTAGGATTATCGGTTATTCTGGGATCACTGTCAACTACTTCAGCACATTATTTTCCACTTGGGCAGGATTTTTTTGCAAAAAAAGACCCGCCGGAGCGGGTCCTTGGTCCGTGGGCCGTGGTTACCATGTCCCGAACATGGCTCGCGCGGTGGCGTTGGTCAGGTCCTCCTCAGTGTGGCCTAGGGCGGCGTTGATTCGTTTGGCGTACTCGGCGTCGTGTCGCTTGTTTTCGTCCAGCTCGAAGTAGCCTGTCTCGCCTTCTTTCACTACAACGTAATCGCCAGTGGCAGGGTCCTTAACAATGTAGATGTTCAACATTTCTCTTTCTCCTTTCTTTATCAAAATAACTCTCCTTACACCTATTCAACGTGCGAGCCGGAGATTTATTCCCAAATTAATTCAAATTTTTTACTTTTATTTTTGAATCGATCTCGGGCTCCAGATACTCGGCAGCCCGTTCATAGGCTGCCTTGATCTCGTCGTCGATCCACTCGCACCATTTCTCGTATGGTGCGTGGGCCAGTGCTCCGATGCCGTTGATGCTTTCAACGTGAAAGCCGTTCTCGTCCTGATCGGGACCGCTGAAAACAAAGCATCCCTCAGCAGGTTTCCAGAACTCGATCTCGAGCTCTGGATAGGCCTTTTTGATGTACTCGTTCAGGTTTTTGGTTGTTGCCTTTTTCATGATTTTCTCCTTTCTCCATCTATTCAACGTACCCGCCTGAACTTTATTCCCAAATTAATCGACTTTTTTCGCTGCATAAATGCGCGTCAGGTCTGCTAACTCCTGAGCCAGTGGATGTATCTTCTCCCAGCTTTCCCCTCGCCAGATCAATCTCCGCAGCTCTAGCATTCTGTCGAGCTCCTTGCTGATCTCTCCGAGGGTCATTTCCTTAGTTGACATAACTGTAATGGCCTCCTTCCACTCGAATCAGCTCATCGTCGCCCGCCTTGACCTCCTCGAACAGCTGGGCTGCCTCTCGTGGGCTTCGGGCCTCGATTATGTACTCTAAAAGAGGGATGTCCTCATCGCTACACTGGGCGATGCAGGTAAACCATCGCAGATTAGGTTCTTTCTTTTTCATCTTTCTTTCTCCTTTCAGCGGTCAAGCAGGGTGACCGTCATCATCAATAAATTTTTTGGCAAGCCCGATGATCTCGGGAATGGTGTAAACACCAGCGTAGTATTCCCACAGGTCAGAGTGCTCATTAGACTCGAGAGTGACCTCGACGACAAAGCCGTCATCGTAAAACTCGGAGACCTTAGCACAGCGTCTTTTACCGAGACCCTTTTTGAGTTTTGTGATTACGTCAGACATCACGCTGCCTCCTCTTTCCAGTTGTAAGTAGCAGGCTTTCGGATCGCACCGTAGTGGATCGGACCCGCTGGAAAGCCTCGCTCGGCAGGGACCTTATTGAAAGGATCATTGTCCTTGTGACCGATAAAGGCCTCAGCAATGACGTAGGCCTTCTTCAGGCCCTTTTTAGTGTAGGTGGCATCCTTACGATAGGCCGCGTTTATCCACTCTGTACCGCCGTCTCGCTCGACGAGGAACACGGTTCGTGTTCCGTAGCTGAACTTGTCAGCGAACACGAAGACCTTCTCACCGACGATCTCGTCAGTCTCGAGGTCCACCAGAACTGGGAACACCGCAACCCCGCCGTTATCGGCGAGCTCCGCTTCCATGCGCGCCTTATCGGCGTTGCAGGCGTGAGCCCACTGCGTCAGGAAGCCGTCGGTATCGCACCGCTCGAAAGACTCGCGCTCGGCGGCGAGGTGATCCCCAGCCTTGGCTCGCAGGGCGTCACCGGCCCCAGCGACCGGAACGATTGCTGCCTCAGCAGCCTCCCTTGTGTCGTAATATTTTTTCATGCCTGTCTCCTTTCTGATTAACTATCCAACGATTAGGATTATCGCCGATCTGTGGACCTACTGTCAACTATTTTTTACTACTTTTTACCCTCCTTAAATTTCTGATATCAGGGAATCATTCCAATCAACTGGATAGTGTTTCGTGCCATTGATGATAGACGGATAGATATAGTCAACATCAATAACATTCTTTTTCACCAGTGACGCTATTGCGCCTCGCACCTTTTTTTGATCATCGTCTTGACCAATCAGGTCAGCCAGATAAATGCACTCTGTTTCTTCTAAAAGTGCTTTCAGGTTTTTGATTACTTTGATTTCTAAATCTGTGTAAACCATCTCTGTCTCCTTTCTCAATTTACCACCCAGTGCATTTTTCCCATCGGTAACCGTCGTGATACTCAACTGTGGCTCTCGCTGCCTTTCCAACCTTGTAAGCCTCGTAATCCAGATCATCCTTCCAAATGTCGGCCTCTCTAGCATTTTTGCCAACGTATTCGACCTTGCCTCTCATTTTGACCCGGTACTTACCTTTCATGTTTTCTTTGAATTTCATCTCTTTCTCCTTT